AAGCCCTGTTCTCTCAAACACAGGAACTGACAGGGGATTACCGATATCTTGTTTTGGAGTCGATACTCCAGATTCAATCAGAGGTATTGGCCTTACAAACGCAGAGCTAATGAAGCTTACCTCCTCGGGTGGTGGAGTTGGCATTGGTTTATCTCGTATCAGACCTAGAGGTACTGAAATTAGAGGAAACGGAAAAAGTGAGGGTGTAGTGCCCTGGGCTAAAATTTATGATTCTTCTATCATTGCTACAAACCAGGGTAATGTAAGACGAGGTGCTGCTTCTGTAAACTTAGATATCAATCACCTTGATATAGATGAATTTATGCAAATTCGTAGACCAAAAGGTGATCCAAATCGTCAATGTCTAAACCTACACCAATGTGTAGTAGTTGACGATAAATTTATGTCTAAACTCAACGATAGAGATCCGGAGGCAATGCGTCTATGGTTGGAGATTTTAAAGTCAAGAGTTGAAACCGGTGAACCATACATCATGTTTGGAGATAATGTAAATAAACAAAATCCTCTGGCCTATATGATGAATAACCTTCATGTCTCTATGACTAATATCTGTACTGAAATTACATTACATACAGATGAGGAACATTCATTTATTTGCTGTTTATCTTCTTTAAATCTAGCTAAGTATGATGAATGGAAAGATACAGATGTAGTTGAAACTGCTATCTACTTTTTAGATGGTGTAATGCAAGAATTCATTGATAAAACAAACGGAAAAGATTCTATGATCCGTACTCACAGGCATGCCTCTAAGGGTAGAGCTTTAGGTTTAGGTGTAATGGGATGGCATACTTTTTTACAACAAAGAAATTTACCATTTAATTCAATTGCCTCTACAGCTTGGACACATACCATATTTTCAAGCATTAAATCTAAAGCAGAAGCTGCCTCACGTCAATTAGCTGTAGAATATGGTGAACCTTTATGGTGTAAAGGTACAGGTATGAGAAATACCCACTTATTAGCTATTGCCCCTACAGTATCTAACTCACGCATTTCAGGATGCTCTGCAGGTATTGAACCTTACCCAGCAAACATTTATGTGTTTAATGGTGCTAAAGGAACATTTATTGTTAAAAATCCTGAACTTGAGAAAGTATTAGAGAAAAAAGGACATAACACATCTAAAGTTTGGGACCAAATTATGGCTGATGATGGTTCAGTTCAAAATTTACCTAATAATGTTCTATCAGAGGAAGAAAAAGAAGTATTTTTAACTTTTGCAGAAACAAACCAGCTAGAACTAGTTAGACAAGCTGCTTTAAGACAAAAATACATTGACCAAACCCAATCACTTAATTTAGCATTTGCCCCAACTGATTCACCAAAATGGATTAATCAGGTGCATATGGAAGCCTGGAAGTTAGGAGTTAAAACCTTATATTATCTGCGTACAGATTCTGTAATTAAAGGTGATTTAGGTTCCCGAACCACAGAATGCCTTTCGTGTGATGGGTAAGTAAAAAGGGGACATTTTTATGTCCCCTCTTTATATTTATACCCGAAATTCTAAGTTAATAATCTAATTGTTTTTTATGTTTAATTTTTTTAAAAATAAAATTATGGCAATTAGTGAAATTTTTAAAGACACTAACGATTACAACGAAAAAACTATTATAGGATTTATATCCTTTGGTATTATGGTTATAGCTATGATAGTTGATGTAATTACTGGAACTTTTGGTAAAGGGTTAGTTATTAATGAGTTTATGTATAATTCATTTTTAATTATTACTTTGGGATCTTTTGGGATTGCTGGTATAGAAAAAATAGCAAATAGAGGAAGCTCAAACTCTTCCCCTAAGATACCAGAAAAAGAAGTACTTCCCCCATACATTCCTAACCACAAGTACCATCGTGAGCAATATCAAAAATGTAAAGACGAAATTCCATTACAATGACGTACACGTACGAACAAATAAAGGAAGCTGTTTTATCACTAGGTTATCTCTGGTTTGATAATGGAAACTATAACCTTAACATAGTAGGTATTCGTAACTCTTCTACTGGCGGCCAAATTACCAATAAATTTGACGATTGGGTTACTATCTCTTATAAAGTAGATGGTGTACCTTTCACCGAAATGTTTGCAGCTACAACAGATCCAGGCAAATATTATTCAGAAAATTTACTAAACTCTAGAGGTGTAGCCATTTTAAAACCAGGCCAATACAGAAGCTCGCATATGATTGGTTTACATCAAGGTAAATATGAGGCTTTACGGCAGAAAAAAGCAGTCAAAGTCTATAGAGACAATGACAGAGATACAGAATATGACCTAGTAGAAGAAAATCTACAAGAAGGAATATATGGTATTAATATTCATAGAGCAACTAAATGGGGAACATCTAATGAAATTGATAGATGGTCTGCAGGTTGTCAGGTTATTGCAAACAACGAAGATTTCGATAGGTTTATGAGTTTGGCTCGTAAAGGAGCTCAGTTATACGGTAATTCATTCACTTACACTTTAATTGAAAGCAATAACATAGTATGAAAACTTCAACTGTCCTTTTAAGTATCGTAACTGTAGTATCATTTACATGCTCGTATTTTTTTAATTTAACCCTTGATAATATCGAACAATATCTAGCTTTAACAGCGGTTGTGTTTATTGATGGTTTCTTTGGTACCATCGCAGGTATTAAAAGAGAAGGTTTTAAAACATATAAAGCATTAAAAATTTTAAAAACTTATTTTGCTTGGTTAATCATCCTTACTACATTGTTAATGGTAGAAAAAGGATTTGAAGGAAGTGGTTGGTTAAGTGAAACAATTTTAATACCTTTCCTTATATTCCAACTCATATCGGCATTAAAAAATGCTTCTATGGCTGGGTTTATAAAAATAGAGGAAGTAAATAGTATATTAGACAAAATAGACCAACACAAAGGTACAAGAAAAAAATAAAATTTATTAAAAATGTTATATTTAATTGTTGCTATTAGTTTATCAATAGTATTTTTATTACTGATTGCTTCACTACTGCATTTAATTCAAAAAATTATATTGCGTATTGATGAACAAGCTTTACATCTTAAACAGCTAAACGATTTAATATCAAAAGTACAAACAGATTTACGCAAATCTGACAGTACTAATCAAGCTGAACGTAATCAAGTTATAGAAATATTTAATAAGCGATTAGACCAAATTCAAAACGAAGCTATTGCTCGAGACAATCTCACTCAGTCTCACTTAAACCGAACAATCAGGCAACTTAATAATGGATTTCATCCAGAAGAACTTGAATTCCCAAAATAAAGTTATTACATTTAAAACAAAAAGTTATGGAAGAACAAACAAGTTACGGTGTAGATGATCGTTACACACATCTAGTAAATCAATTGATTCAACTCGAACAATCCAAAAAGGAGGTTTGGAAATATCATCCTGCAAACAAGCAGAAAAATGATATTATCAAAGACTATTTTGAGATTGAAAAGGAAATTGAAACTATTGAACAGAAAATTAAAACCTTAGATGCAAAATCAGAAGAGTGGCATGACTGAAAAAATTAAAGTATCACATGAAGTACCTTTTTGTCTGCTAGAGAACAGTCTAAAGTTTAATGACTATCAGTATTGTTTACCTCATTTAATGGATGAAAATGAAGAATACAAAAATTTCTTCCTAGAATACCGTAAACAAACAGGTAGTTACATTATAATGGACAATTCTTTACATGAATTAGGTAAAGCATATGATACAGACCGTTTATGGTATTGGATAAATAAATTAATGCCTGATGAGTTTATTGTTCCTGATGCGTGGGAAGATAAAACACGCTCAATAATAAATGCTAAAACATGGGCTTCAGTTGATTTCCCTGAAGGTATTAAAAAAGTAGCAGTAGTACAGGCTAAAAGCATACAAGATGCTTTAGAATGCTATAATACCTATAAAGATTTAGGATACCAGAAAATTGCTTTCTCGTATGGAGCATCTTACTACAATGAAATTTCCTCTCACCCAAACAAAGATATGGGAAAAGCTTTAGGTAGAATCCAGCTAATAAGCTGGTTATATGAAAAGGGAATAATTGTAGATAATGATGAAGTGCACTTATTAGGATGTGCAGTACCTCAAGAATTTGCTTGGTATAGTGAAATGCCTTTTATACGTTCAATTGATACTTCAAATCCTATTATGTGTTCTTTAGAAGGTATAGAATACAACATGTGGGGTTTAGATAAAAAGCCTGAAGCTAATATGAATAACTTTCAAGACATTAAATTATCTAAAGTAAATCAAACCTTAGTTAATTTTAATACGTGGAAATTTCGTGAATTTAATAATTTATAATATGGGACTATATTTAAAGCAAGCAGAAAAACCAAGTGAATTACTACAAGGTGAGTATTTTCAACAAGAACTAATGGAAGTACTTACTAAAATCTGGAACAACCAGACATTTTTAGACAATAAGGATTTAAACGAATTAAAAAAATATACCTAATGGCTAATACTTGTACAAACAGAATTCATTTTCACGCTAATCAATCTACTATTGACTGGTTTGAAAAATTGATCCAAGACTTTACAGACGAAGATTTTATTAATCAATTTGGATCTGAGGGTGAACACAATACTGATAGAATTGGGTGTAAATGGATTATTAAGGATGATGAGTATCGTGCAGATGAAACTGAATTTGTGTTAGGATTCGAATCAGCTTGGTACCCACCTGATACATTAATTAAAAACATGGTAGCCCAACTCCAAGAACACGACCAATATGCCTATGCTGAAGGACGTTACTGGGATGAAGGCTTTGACCCAATTGG